CAACATCAAGAAGACAGAAGATAATCAGTATGTCATCGAGATGGCGGTTGCTGGTTTTGGTAAGCAAGATATTGTTATCGAAACAGAAGGTGACAAGTTAGTCATCAAGGGTAATGCAGAGGCAGACACTGATGAAACTGCAGACACTCTGTATCAAGGACTTGCACTGCGTCCATTCACTCGTGCATTCACATTGAATGATCAAGTCGAAGTTCAAAACGCAGAAATGATTAACGGTCTGTTGCGTATCACTTTGGAACGTCTGATTCCTGAGTCACAGCGTAAGCAAATCGAAATCAAATAACGTGTTCGGGGGGTTGACAAAACCCCCCACTTTGAGTATAATGGTATTTTTATTATGGAGATTTTGAATTGATTGACTATAAGTACGATGAAGATCGTATCCTCACTGAGTTGACTGAGTACGTTAATCGGACTTATGATCAACACTATTCTCAAAACAAATTCCAAGCAACTGAATTCATCATTGACGGTGGTCATGGTGAAGGTTTTTGTATTGGCAATATCCTCAAGTATGCCCAAAGATACGGCAAGAAGGGAACCCCTGACGACTATAGAAAAGACTTGCTTAAAGTCCTACACTATGGTATGATAGCACTTTATATACATGATCAAAGGTACAAGGAGACTGTTTGATGAAACTTAGTAATGAAACTCGTGAAGTTCTAAAGAACTTTTCTACAATCAACTCTAATTTGATGGTTCGTGAGGGGAATACTCTCAAGACTATTTCTGCGATGAAAAACATCGTTGCGAAGGCAGAGATTCCAGATTCGTTCTCTAATGAATTCGGTATCTACGACTTGCACGAATTCCTATCATCACTATCACTTTTCAAAATGCCAGACTTAACGTTTGAAGAGAACCGTGTGATTCTCAAAGAAGACGGTGGTAAGTCTAAGTGCAACTTCTACTACTGTGATCCATCTGTTATCACAACAGTATCTAAAGACATCACAATGCCAAGTGTTGATGTGGAGTTCACTCTGTCTGAGGACACACTATCCTCTGTATTGAAGGCAGCAGCAGTTCTTGCCGCACCAGATTTGATTCTTTCTGCACAGGAAGGTGGAGACATCGAATTGAAAGTTGCAGACAAGAAGAACGACACTGCAAACAGTTTCTCTGTAAAGGTGGGTGATAATTCACCAACCAGTTACAACTACTACTTCAAAGTAGAGAATCTGAAACTGATTCCAGGCACATACAAAGTTGAAGTTTCTTCACGCAACATTTCTCGTTTCGTGAATGAAGCAAAATCTGTGGAATACTTCATCGCCCTTGAGACATCGTAAAAACTGTTTCAGATCTGAATCAGTGTAAACTTTACGATACAAAGGGTGATATATTATGAATGATGTGTTTTTGTGGGTCGAGAAGTATCGTCCCACAACTATTAGTGATTGTATTCTTCCAGACTCTATGAAGGGTACATTTCAACAATTTGTAGATGATGGTCATATTCCAAACCTACTCTTAACGGGTGGGCCAGGAGTTGGTAAGACTACTGTCGCAAAGGCGATGTTAGATGAGATCGGTGCAACGTATCTAATGATTAACGGTTCAGAGGAGTCTGGTATTGACACACTCCGTACCAAGATCAAGAACTTTGCATCGACTGTCTCTATGGATGGTAATCGTAAGTTTGTCATCCTCGATGAGGCAGATTATCTAAACGCACAATCCACTCAACCCGCACTCCGTGGGTTCATGGAAGAGTTCCACAAGAACTGTGGATTTATCCTGACGTGCAACTTTAAGAATCGAATCATTGCACCACTGCAATCTCGATGCTCTGTTGTTGAGTTCAACATCCCATCAAGTGAGAAACCAAAACTCGCAGGACAATTCTTCAAACGCATTCAAGACATCTTGTTGCAAGAACAAGTCAAGTATGAACCAAGGGCAGTCGCATCTCTGGTAGAGAAGTTCTTTCCAGATTGGAGACGTGCATTAAATGAACTGCAACGATACTCTGCTTCTGGAGAGATTGATGCAGGGATTCTAGTGAATCTGTCTGAAGTAAGTATGAAGGAACTCGTTACTAATCTCAAAGCAAAGGATTTCAAAGAGGTTCGTAAGTGGATCGTAAACAATCTTGATAATGATCCAGATAGGATCTTCAGAAAGATGTACGATACAATGTATGATCATGTTGATCCATCAACCATTCCACACTTGGTGATGTTGATTGGTGACTACCAATTCAAAGCAGCATTCGTTGCAGATCATGAGATCAATCTACTTGCGTTTATGACAGAAGTCATGGCACAGGTGAAGTTCAAATGAGTTATGAACTAAAGGATTATCTAAATGCAATTAACCTGACTAAGAAACGATTAATGGATTCTGATGATGAGGATTGGGAGAAGAAGTATGCTCCCTTTATCATCAACAAATGTCTCGCTCCATTTAATGATACCATCATGTTAGTCAATGAACTAAACCAGAGACACCATCTTGATTCAAAACTCCAGTTCGACTTTTTTCTAAATAGTATCAGAACAAATAAACGGTATTCACCGTGGGTTCGTTCTGAAAAGTTAAAAGACATTGAGTATGTAAAAGAGTATTATGGATACGGTGATGCGAAAGCCAAGTCTGCACTAAACATACTAAATGATGAACAGATAAAGACTATCAGAGATAGTTTGAACAAAGGTGGAAGAAAATGAATAACAATGGATGGACGCCGGAGGCAATGCTTGAGGTGCGTCTAAATGAACCTGATGACTTTCTAAAAGTCAGAGAAACTTTATCCCGTATTGGGGTTGCGTCTAGGAAGGAACGTAAACTTTATCAATCCTGCCATATCCTGCACAAACAGGGTAGATACTTTATCGTACACTTCAAAGAGTTATTCGCTCTAGACGGTAAGGAAACGAATCTTTCAGAAAACGATATCTCTCGCAGAAACACAATTGCCGGACTCCTTGCAGATTGGGGACTGGTTGAGGTTATGGGGGAGTCAGATCCAAAAGCACCATTGAGTCAAATCAAGGTGATCTCGTTCAAAGAAAAGGACGAATGGAATCTGGAAACCAAATACAATATCGGTAAAAAGAAAGAAGACTAATATTGACTTTTTGTTATGATGATGGTATATTTACAGTATGAAATTTTACACAAGTGTTACCCAGTGGGGCAACAATCTATTAGTTCGTTCATTCGAAAACGGAGAACGCAGGAACTATAAGGTCAAGTATCAACCCACACTCTACGTTCCTGTTGCAAAAGAAACTGGTTGGAAAACTCTAGAGGGTCGGAATGTTATGCCGTACCCTTTGGATGACATTAAGTCTACCAAAGAGTTCCTTGAGCAATACAAGGATCAACCGCATCTTGTCTATGGTATGGACAAGTATGCATACACATACATCGCAGATGAATATCCAGAGTCTATGTCTTGGGATATGGAGAAACTATGCATCGTCACTATCGATATCGAGGTGGCATGTGAGAACGGTTTTCCAAATCAGAACGATGCTATTGAACCATTCCTATCAATCACAGTCAAGAACCAACAGACAAAGGAAATCATTGTCTGGGGCATTGATGATTTCAAAACAAACCGTGAAGATGTCACTTACATCCAGTGTGAGACTGAACGTGAACTGATTGCAGAGTTCCTTGCTTTTTGGGAAACAACTCAACCAGATGTCATCACGGGATGGAACACTGAGTTCTTTGATATTCCCTATATTGTCAATCGCATCAAAAATGTGATGGGTGAAGAAGCAACAAAACGTTTGTCACCTTGGGGAATCATCACCTCCAAAACTATTCGCAACTTCAGTCGAGAGAATGTTATCTATGACATCGCCGGTGTTGCAAACTTGGACTATCTTGAACTGTATAAAAAGTTTACATACACCAACCAAGAATCCTATCGACTTGATCACATTGCCCACGTTGAACTTGGACAAAGTAAAGACGACAACCCATATGAAACATTTCGTGAGTGGTACACCAATGACTATCAGTCTTTCATCGAATACAACATCCAAGACGTGGAGATCGTAGATCGTCTTGAGGACAAGATGAAACTGATTGAACTTGCACTGACGATGGCGTATGAGGCAAAGGTGAACTATGAGGACGTATTTGGTTCAGTAAAATACTGGGACGTATTGATCTACAACTTCTTACGTCAACGTAATGTTGTCATACCTACAAGAAAATCAGGTGGCATGAAGTCTGAGAAGTATGAAGGTGCATATGTTAAAGAACCACAAGTTGGACAACATGATTGGGTTCTCTCTTTTGATTTGAACTCCCTGTATCCACACTTGATCATGCAATACAATATCTCGCCTGAGACGTTGCAGGACAAACAAATTAGTTTCGGCAATAATCCAGTTGATACCTTGTTATCACAAGAATATGATCTATCCTCTCTGAAGGATGAAAACTTGTGTATCACACC